AAGTCCATGCCGTACTGATAGGCGGCCATTTGCTCGGGTGTGAGATGCCACACTTTGACTTTTCCGATCATTTGGGGTACACCACCTTTTTCTTGTTTTGCAAGCGCTGTTTTGGTGTTTGTCTACTCCGACGGTCGAGCTCTTCTTTGGCCTCCAAGACGTCGGTGAGACGGGCCATGGAATCGCTTGTGATGATGGTGATCAGTTCTTGGTCTGTTGCCTTGCGCCAGTTCATGGCGTATCACCATCTACTTTTTCCAACCCCATCATGAGCAGGAGTTGCTCGGCAAATTTTGCTCCCTCGACTTCCTCACTCGGTTTGATGTCGCGCACATAGCGATGACCGAGCTTAAAAGTCGTCAGCAGCCGTACAGCATTCCAGATTTGATACCACTTGTAAACGCCATATTTCTCTTGCAATTGCTTGTGGTATCGAAGATAGATCGTGCTTAGCGGACGATCCTTCTTTTGCGGCGTGCGGATGTCATTTCCGGTCAGTTCTTTCATGACTTCGGCCTTGATGTCGGCCTTGATCAGTTCAAGTTCGTCAGGCGTTAGCATGTTTCCACCTCGATTTCGATTCTCGGATTGTCGCTGTACCACTTTTCGACGGTAGCCTTCACGATTTGTCCGTCATCGCGCCATAAGAGCCCGTTTAAGGCGTCCTCGATGCCCTTCTGGTAGTTTGACCCGTCCGGCTTTTTTGAGGGCCTCAGAAGGCCGCTCAGGGCCGCGAGACGCTGTGCTTTGGTCAGGGACTTGGGTATGGATCGATAGACTCGCAAAGTTAGCTCGATCGGTCCGTCCAACGGAGGGCCTTTGTATTGCTCTTTGACGGCGATGGCAATATCGCGTTTATAGCGCTTGGACTTAAGCGGATCGTAGGCCATGGCGCGTCCATGTACGGTGCTAAAGCGCGGGCGTCCTTGGGCGATGGGCTCGCCGTAAATCGTCAGTTTGATCATTCCCGTTCCCTCCGTTTCGCTTTAGCCTCTTGTTGCGCCGCAACTTGTTCCCACGTCGCCGCAAACATCTCCTGCATAAAGCTGCGTATCTTGTCGTTATTGGCCGTGTGCGTGACTTGCATCGCTTTAAACATTTGCCGGGCCATATGGTCAAGTTCTTCAAGCTTTGATTTCAGGAGCCATTCATAGCTCTCCCAGACTTCGTGTAGTGTTTCGGGGTAGTGACGATTCATTTCTTTCGCCGCCGTTTCCCATCCGGATCAAGAATGCTCCAGATTTTGTCGACGTGCTCTTGCACCTTTGGCTCGTAGTTGTAGGACGGCGGGTTCTGTTCGGATTCCTTGCGTTCTTTGTTGGTAATAAAAGCAAGTTCGGTTTCTAGTTGCTCATATTTCGCCCTTCCCCTTGCAATTTGTTCCGGTTTGAGTCCAGGACGTTCAAGCGCTTCAGCAACCTTTACCATTGCCGCAAGTATCTCATCACGCGTCATAGTCTCCGTCCTCCAATTCTTCCCGCGTCGGCTCAAAGGGGAGTCGCTTAATCGCGCCTGAGGATTCGATAAGCTGCATAACGGCCGGCGAAATAAGCCTGTCTTCCCGTTGCCGTTTCGACTGCGTCTCCCATGCCATGCGGAATTGCGCTCTGAGCGTGTCGACATTGTCGGAGGTACAAAGTGCCTCCCAGGTAAAGCGTCGTGCCATATCGGCAACCTCCGGCGGGAGAGATGCCATTGCATCGGCTTCGCGGTAGTAGCCGTATTTGTGGATTGCTTGGACGATAAGGTCCCAAGCCTCTATCGCTTCCAACCGGTTCGGCGCCGTGATCTTCTCGGCGGCGCTGCGGATGTCTGCAACGGTAGGAGGAAATGCCGATTGGCTCATATGGGCCATAACTGCGGCTTGTGCGACATCTAGCGGGATGTCTTGGAGCATCATCGACCAAAGATCAACCGTTGCGGCTTCCTTGCCATGTTCTGGCCAATTTCGATAGTTAGCCGAACATATCGTGATTAACTTCAACGCGTCCTCGCGGTCCATTGCCTTCACTCTCCCTCATCATGCGTTGCAAGACCTCGAACGATGATTCCCTGCGGTGCGGTCTTGCACTAAGGGTTTCTTTCCGGTATCTTTCCAGCACCCACCCTCGGCCGGTCATAGTGTGGTAATCCGACTTGTATTTCCTGCCCGATGCTGCTTTGTAGGAATTTAGGATTTCGATCATTTCTTTCACGGCTTGTTCCCCATGCTCAGCAACCAGCTTTTCGTATTCCGAATCCGTTAAGGTGACGAATTCTGCATAATTATTTTTAATAACCTTGTTTCTTTGTTTCTTTATTTCCTTGTTATTATGTGGTTGATTGCTGGTTGGTTGATGGTTAGTTGCTGGTTGATTGGCGGTTGATATGCTGTTGGTTTGATGGTTGGCATCGTCAGAAATACCTTGTCTCTCTTGGTCTTTCTGCTGGTTGGTTTGTTGGTTGGGTTGCTGGTTATATTTTGAATAGTTTTTGACGGAATAGATCGTAAGCTTGGGGAGCCGCTGAACGACTTCGATCATGTCGTCGTCTTGCAATCTCTTAAACAAGGTTCTCAGTCGTTGCTCGCTAATGCCCAAGCGTTCACTCCAACTAACCCGGCCATAAACAAATTGACCATATTCGACGTTTATGAACTGTCCTCCGACCAAGATTTTTTCCGGCTCCTGTGAAAATCTTGTGCGCAGAAGAATTTCGAACCAGACCTTGAAATACTCGGCGTCCTTATATATCCAGTGATTTTCAATTTCTCGGTCGATAGCAATAAATCCCATGGCTTCACCGCCTAATTGTCTGTGACTCCTTTCTTGACAGAAATTCCTCCCGTTTTCGAAGCAGCCATTCCCGGCCCTCACGGGTATAATCCACCCAATGATGGCATGTCCGAGAGTCCGTTGACGGCCCGCAGAGGATCACAATATCTGAGGCCGTCACGCCCTCCTGTCCGTATCTCCAGCGCCTTTCAACATGAGCGGCTTCGAGTGTCCAAACTTGTCCACCGGATCGTCCACACCGCTCACAGCGTCCGCAAGCGCGTGCCCAAGCCTCGGCATATACGTCTTTGGTGACTTGGCCGCGCTGTTTGGCTGTCTTTCTCAGACGCTTGAATCGCGGCTTAGGAACCGGGTTGTAGTCTCCGACCGGCATTGGATTCACTCTCCTTGCTGACGGTCGAAGTTAATCAGGGCTTGGTCGATGTCGTCTCCTTGCTGTTCATCAGTCTGTTCTGTTTCTACTTCCTGATTTTCCGACCAATCCGTAACGTCGATAACTTCGGACATGTCCGGAGCAACTTCGCGCTTCGTCGTCTCGTCCTGCGCGATGGCTTTTGCAAATTCAACCGAAATCGGCATGTATTTCATGAGAGCCTTGAGGACGGTTTTCTTTGCCATTTCATCGAAATGATCGACCCAAGGGCCGTAAGACTTAGCCTTAGAAAAACGGTCTCTGTGCTGCTCAATGTCCTTTCGGCTCATGACGAGGAACGAATATCCGCCGTCTTTGAACTTGGCGTAGGCGTAGTATTTAACAACCGGGCCGCGGTCGCCGTCAGCCGGAACGTGCTTCAATTTTTCGTTGATGCCGTACTCATATTCGAACTCGTCTTTCTCGTGAACTGCCTGAGCCATGATGCTGCTGATTTGACCTGTGCGCCGCGCAAGTTCGATCAGCCCTTTGTAACCGATCTGGAATTGAGCCTCATCGACATAACCGATTTCCCGGCCGCGCTCGTCCTTTTTCTTGTTCCGGTAAGGGACAAGGTAGGCGTGTCCGAGAATTGAGGGTTCAAGCCCAAGCTGCGCGCATTGCATAACCGCTCCCAAGAGAGATTCCGGCGTACAGACTTTCAGCTTGGGATTTGTGCGAATGCACGTCGTAGCAATTCGCAACAGCCTCTCCGGCGTCATATGCTGAGGTATTGCTTGTGCAATGGCTGGCTTCATTTGCTCAAACAATTCTGCGATGGTCTTGCCTTTTGTCGCCGGAGCTTGGGCTTTGTTCGCCAATTGATTTGAAATTGCGGATTGATCGACTTTGCCGGCCATTATTCCTCGCCTCCAATAACTTTGAATGAGCGAATGCCTTTCGCGTTTGTCTTCCAAGTGAACTTCAATTCGCCTTGGAAATACGCCAGTTCGGCCGTTTTCATATAACCCTTAATTCGGTTCTCGTGCGTCTCTTTACGACGTTTGGCGTTGTCTATATCCGCCCGGGCCTGGTACAATCCTTGGATGTCGTCGTAGGCTTCTTCCGGAAGTTCAATTGATTCACGCGGAACGGATTCAGGATAAGCCTGCTTCAAATAGTCCGAATCCTGATGCGAGAATGCCGGCGGATTCTTTGCCAGAACATGTTCGTGCCAGAAGTCGTGTTCGACAGTGATAAGGTTTCGGATGAGTTCTTCGTCTCGTTCGATGACGCGCCACTGGAAGTCCCATCCTCCGATGAGAACGGCGATGTACCAACGGTCTGCGCCAGTTACGGCCATGTAGTGGTTGCATTGCAGGATATATTCGGTAGGCGCTTGCGTTCCTTCCCAATCGTGTCGTGAGAATTCGGATGTGTTCTTGCACTCAAGCCCAGCATTTTGGCCGGGCAGCCAGCGATCGATGTTCGCTAGCATGAATTTGTGCTCCGGATGCTGGAAGATCGCATTTTGCCTCCAGACCTTCATCCCGGTTTCTTCCGCGAACCAGTCGGCAATGACTTGTTCGAGCATCCGACCGGCTTTCATCTTAGGGTTGTCTTCCGGGGGCGGCAGCTCGCCGATCTTGTCCAGGTAAACCGCCATCGGCGACTTGTACCGGCTCAGGCCGCAAATAGCGGCAACGTCCGAGCCGCCGATTCCCTGCTGCCGATAATCAAGCCATTCGTCATGGCTGAGTTCTTTGGTATTGACCAACCGCAACGCTTGCACCTT